CACCAAACGCGCGGCGGCGTATCTCGGGCTCGCGTATGACACAATGGTACTGTGGCGGAAGAAGGACATTGGTCCCTCTTACCACAAGTTCGGACGGCTAGTTATCTATATGCGCGTCGATCTGGACAAGTGGATAGTTCTCTGCCGGCGAAAAACCGACAGCGTTGACTAGGATCGGATCATGACTTTGTGCAGCTCGGCGATCTGGCGTTCCCAGGTCCACACTTCCGAAACAGTCCCCCGCTCCAAGGCTTCCGCTGACGGCTTCCGGTCACGGAACCGGTACGCCATTTCCAACTCTTCGACCATTTCCCCCACGTCGGGCTCGCCCCATCCGTCGGACCCACCTTCACGCTGGATCGCCCATTGCTCTCGCAAGGGCGTGGCCCAGCCCTCTCGGATCAGGTCCAAATGCCCCGTGTTGGCCGAGCAAATCGTCGGGACACCGCAGGCGATGCACTCCATCGCCACCAGATTTGTCCCGCCTTCGCAGCGATTGGGGAAGATCGCCACGTCCATCTCTCGGACAACCTCGCCCATGCGGTAATTGGGCACCATCGGCAGCACGACGAACTGCTCCGGCGGGATTCCGTTCGCTTTCAGCCAACTCTCTTGGAACTGCGGCTCCTGCGGGCGAATCGGCTCCGCGAGACCGGATTCGTTGAGAGATGCAGCGAACTCAGGCCACGGGCTGGACCATTGAGTGACCAAAACGGCGTCTTTGTGCCGCTTAGCGAACTCTTTGAACGCCAGAACGACCAAATCCTGCCCCTTGCGGTACTCCATCTTGCCGCCAGAGAACTCCGCGAACCGATTCTTGAAGTAGTTTGCCCTCGGCGCCGGATGAAAGATGGTCGGATCGATGCCCTGGAACACCAACTCGACGTTTTCGACACCGTGAGAGCGCAGATAGTCCCGGTTCCACGTTGAGCCGACGATAATCTGGTCGAATTTCTTGACGCCTTCCGGGTCACGTGGCGTCGTCTTCTCGATGAAGGCCATACCGACGTTCTTGGAGCCCAACAGCTTCGGATCGGGGCCGCGAATGCCGTCGAGAGGCTGCATGACAACGCCGTCATACTCAAGAGACGGGTTCTGCGCCATGATTTGGGCGATGGTGACCGACTTTTGAATGCGCGTCTTGATCGACTCGACTGTGAAGGGGCTCAGGCCCTCCAAGTCTTTCAGGTTTATCTCGGCGGCGCAGAGTATTTCCTCTGGGAAATACTTCATCATATTTAGACCAAGCACCCCATATCCGAAGAACGGGGAGACACCGAACCAAAACACTGGCGTGCTATACATGCTGCTTCTTCCCGCGCGTCAGAATCTCGGGATGCTCCTGAATCATCTTGGCCTTGGCGTCCTGCGCCTCGCGGAACCGCAGCTTCAGCTTGTCCTTCATCGGCAAGGGCAGCATGTCGATAGCGGACTCGCCATCGATGAAGCCGTGCTTGACGCCGAAGGAGATCAGTTCCTTGTGGTCATTCTCGTAGATCGGGCTCGACGAGTGCGAGTCCACCGTGACCCGACGATCTTCGGGCAGAAGTTTCAGGAAGAACTCGGTGGGGGCTTTGGGGTCTCCGGAGTGGTATGCCCGGTCATCATGGATTTCCATAAGCTCAAGGGTCCGGTCGGCGGCATCTGCGCACTGGCGTTCAACGAGCAGACTCCGATCCCGAAGGCGAGGCGATGCAGTTCGGACAAGTGTATCTGCGTGGACCCCAGCGCGGACCCCGGATTCACCCTGTCCAGAAAGAATGTTATCGAACCCACTGATTTGCTCCATCATTTTGCTAATGAGGGTGATGTATGTAAACGTGGCATCCGGCAGCTTGGGCGTCAGGTCGGTCGCGCTCGCGCCAGGGGCCAAACTGACGTAGCCAGAGCCTCGGAACTGGCTATATTTCTCGTCCGTCATCCCGTCGTCTCCGACGAAGGCAATCAGCTTGTCGAACTGCATCCCCATCAGGCGGCGGGTGTCCTGAAGCAACTCGGACAGCAGGCCCTGCGGCTCCATCAGGTCCATGATCTCCGACCGGCCCCAGAAGTAGCCCGGCGTGAAGTTCGGCTGCACCAGCGTGTAGGGGTGAATCTTCGAGTTGTCGCCGCAGAGATTGCGGCGGCGGCTGGTCGGGAAGATCAGGATGTCCGGCTCAATGAGCTGGATGGTGCAATAGTCGTCGATCTCCTCGTCCACCACCCATATCTCGTGGTATTTCACGAGCGGGATGTCCACCTCGGGCCGGATGATGCGCGCCGGCTGGCCCATGTCCACGATGCCGCCGGGCTTGCCGCTGACCTGCGTGTCCGTGGTCTGAAGAACGGATGTCGAGAGTATCTGGTGGAAGTACGACGATGGCCCCGATGCGTCTCCCGGCGGCCCATTGGTCGCGGTGGCCGCTATGCGCTTCATAAGAGACTGCGCGTCGGGCAGGTGGCTCACGCGGCGGTATGCCTCATGCATCGTGATGAGGCTGGTCTCAACCATCGCCTCCTGCTCATACAGATCGTTGATGTCTTCACGGTACACGCCGAACTGCCATGGCATCAGCAGCCGAGCCTTGACGCCCTTGCGGGTCCATGTCTGCTTGATGATAGCCGCGCCGAACTGTGTCCCTGTTAGAACTCCCGAGCCGAACACCAGATCGAGGTTCTTCTGCTCCCACTGCCGCGTCAAGATGCGGCTGGCAAGCTCGCCTTGGGCCAGCACCAGCTTGTCATACGGCGTCTCGAAATCGACGGTGAAGCGCAGTTCGGTCGGCGAGAACAGGTGGCTGGAGAGACGGTCAACGTGGTGGTATAGCGTGTTGCAGAGGCTCTTGTTGCTGTCTCCTCGGCCCATCTCGGTCCAGTTCGAGATAGTCTGATAGAGACTCGACCGAGCCGACTGCGACGCACGGCACGTCTCAACGATGTCAAGCGCGCGGGAGATGAGGGCTTTATCGGACTTGGGGAGCAACATCTCGGCGAGCTTTCAGCGGTTCGGTCGTAACGATATAACATCACATCCGCAGGGCACACAAGGACGGCCGTCACCCCTTCCCCAGTTGCCCATTCGCATTAACCCGCGCCGCAGTAGCGTGGTGGTTCGCCTTGACCGACTGCCATCCAAACGGGCTGGTCGCGCCAGAGCGGGGCGCCGGTCCAGTGTTGACCGACCGCGCGTACTCTGCCGCCGCTGTCGGGTCGGAGAACATGGTGCCCGTCGGCGCCGGATGCGGCTGCCCAATCGACCGAGACGGACCATGCACCGCAGCAATGTCACCCTGCCGCATGTTGTCCTTCATGTCGGTGATCTCCACCCCCGTTTCGTGAGCCGATTCGCCAAACTGCTCAGCCACCATCTCAGCCCGGTGATGAGACGCATCCTCAATCTGGCGATAAACTTGGTCAGCGCTCTTGCCGATAGCCTTAGCGATATGCGGGGCTGACATTTGCTGCACAGGCGCGATGTCGCAGGATGGGCATAAAGGAGGCAATTCATCTCGTGACAAATGAAGGACGGTGATACGTGCATGGCAGTCCGGACACTCGTAGGTTCGGGTGACGGGCATTATGGGTTCTCCGCGTGGCTGAGCAATGGGTTCCGCACGATCACATCACCACGGCCCATGTGGTCCTCAACATCCGAACCATCAGGAGTGAAGTATACCGTGGTCTTCTCCTGACGCAACACGGTTCCCTCTCCGTAGTACCCGCCATAGCTCCGAACCCGCGTTTTGATCCGGGTGCCGTGCTCAATGGGCTTCTGTCTGGTGACCTTCATAGACACCTCCATTGTGAGATTGCCTCTTTTACAGCCATCGATGCGAGCGCAACCGCCGCCACCGATATGCTGCATCCGACTATTACGAGAACCACTTGCGCGAAAATCTGCATTATCGGCCCCTCCACGATCTCTTCATCGCCGCTTGCGCATCTGCCGCGCGCGCCTTCTTCTTCCGGTTCAGGAACTCTTGGATGCGGAACTCGTTCAGCATCTGAAGCTGGTCCTTCATGGACTTCCGGTTTCGCGCGTCTTCAAGAGTTCTGGTCCGGCAATTGGCGATCAGCCCCTTGCGCTCGAATTGTTCCCATGCCCGGCATGCCAGGGCAAGAGCAAACACCCGGTCGTCCTTCTTGTTCCCTTCGGCGGCGATGGAATCACCTACGCGGGATATTGACTTCATTTCGCTGAGAAGGTCTTGTGAGTGAAGAACAGCCGCTCCGGTTTCAACAAAGTCTCGGCAACGCTCAAGTAGGCCGACCTTGTTCATTGGAGAAGTTTTCCAATGATACACCGATCCAGCGGACATTGAGTCAGCTCTTGTGTGGATATACTGGCGGACGTTGCTGAATATGTTCGCTAGTCCCGCTTCCATAGCCGGGGCTCTCAGATACCCCGTCAGTATTTGTTGCTTAAGCGTCCTATACTCGTTCCATACTGCCTCTCCTGGCCCGTTGATCTCCAGGATAAGGCGGGCCGAAGACTGTGGAGAAGCTGAATAGCCGCCCAATATGGACGCGATGATCCAAGCGAACTGGTTAGTAGGCACTTCTGAATATGCGAACTCAGCCACCTGCTCAACTTGGTCAGCATAGCAACGAAGCACCTGTAGAGCCGACCGGTCGTTGCCTTCATCGTGCCCGTAGGCCGGGTCGGCGCCGATGACATAGACGCCATTGGGGTGGGGTTCCTCCCAAACCTTGAAGTGGCAACCCCGATGCGACTTGGCCTTATCCATGCTCATGTACATGAACTCGGACGCCGAGCGGAAGTTGTACGGGGTGAATTTCTTCGTGCCCTCGGCGCGCGCAATCTCCGTCAGCCGGCCGGTTCTGAAGAACGACGATCCCGACTGTTGGAAGGCGTCGTCCTCGGTCCACGGCTGGTTCTGCGCGGTGTACTCGTCTGGCTCGTAGCAAAGCTCGCCGGAGGCGTCTTCCTCCTGGCCCTTGTTGGCCTCGTGGCGATACCACGCCACCTGTTCCATATCGATGTCGTAGTCGTATCGCTCCTTAACCTCGGCAATCCGATCTTCCTCGGCCTCGGTCAGAGGGTCAGTGCCGTAGCGTTCGAATAGCGGGGTGCCCTTCTTGAACCGCTGCGTCTCCTTGGCCCACCAGCCGATGAAGACGTGACCCTCGGAGATGTCATTCGTCTTAGCCCCTTCCCACATATCGAACCACGAGTTGAACCCTCTCGCAGTAGACTCCCAGATGAAAAGACGGTTGGGAAACTCTTTAGCCATGGCGGCGCGAAGAGAGGCAAGTCCTTCGTCGTTATTCCACGAGCACATCTCAGAACTGTGGATAAAGTTCAGGCCCATGGACGCGCCTAGACTTCCGCCGCCACGAGATGATCTTGTCCCTGCGGCCATGAAGGCCACTGTGGACCTGTTCGACAGAGTGAGGCTGTACCTATTGTTGCTGACGATCTTCGGGAACTTGAGTTTGGCAGGGAGCAGATTGATGAGATTGACGATGCGCTCTCTGGCCTTTTCCAAGTGGGCCGATGTGTCGAAGATCAGCGCACCCTGGCAACCTTCGTGCATCCCGAGCCAGAAGACGTCGAGCGCCTCGGTGATGGTCGATATGCCGAGCTGGCGAGATTTGAGGATTTTGAAGTCGTGGACGTCGTTCGCAAGCCCGGCGAAGATGCACTCAAGCGCGCGGCGCTGCGCTTCGTACACCGTCTTGCCCAACGTCGTCGGGCCAGTCTCCTTACTATCGATGGTGACGTAGTTGAGGAATCGCAGGAACGCGTCCTTGAACGCCTCAACCTTCTCCGCATTCCACGCGCCGGGGGCGACTGCTTGCTTCATTCCGAATCCTTGGTGCCGTCGATGCGCAGCTGAATGCGGTGCTGAATTCGTGCCACGTACCCCGACAGCCGGATGAGGTCGTCACATCCGGTCCACGTGACCTCAGTATCCCCACCCT